GCAGGTACAGCATTACTTAGTGGTTGTCTTTGCACAGATACACAAGTATCAAATAGTATTGCATATACATCAGGATGGCTTGGCAATGGCTACAAGCTATGGAAAGACGCAAGCAATAATTACAACCTCGAAATTGATAACCTAAGTGTTCGTGAAAATCTTTGTGCACAAACTTTTATAATAAACCAAACTAAAGCAAGTAACGGTGACCTTGTAATAACTGATAGTATGTGTGGCTTGTCAGGCTTCACACTTGGAAGTAATGGTAAATATTATTTTCAAAGTTGTAGTGATATGACATTTGCACCAAATGATATAATACGTGCACAGTCTATGCAGTGCACAAATGTTTACAGTTACACATATACAGTATATAGTGCAGATACACGTAATAATAGGGTTTATATAAATGAAAATGCTTCTGGTATTTGTGCAAGCCAAATGCCTTTTGTAAGACTTGGTAACACTACAAATACTGCAAGGCAGTCTATGATGTACCTTACCCCTTATTGCGGTTCATCACTTAAAGTTTATAATGGTGTAAATTCTACAACAATTACACCAGCAATGGAAGTTGTTAGACTTGGTTCACTTGATGGTATTAGTGGTGCTAATGGTTATGGTTTATACAGCACCAATGCTTATTTAACAGGTACAATTAACAGTACTTGTGGTTGCATTGCTGGTTACTGTATTAGTAATCAATCATTGAATAATGCATATATTACACTTAATAATAACTGTATAAGTATTGCAGATGCTACAGGTACAGAAAAAATAAGTTTAAAAAACTGTGGTTTGTCAAGTATTGCACAAATAGTTGGTGCAAGTTGTGTTAGTATTCCATTGGCTTGTGCTGCTGGTACTATGCATACTATTGCTGTTGCAACTACTTCAAATTTTCTTGATTATTATCAACAGACTACAGCAGCCAATAATGCTTGTTTAAGTTATTATGCAACTTGTCAGGCAAGTAAAAATTTAACTATTACAGGTGCTAAAAATTATGTGGTACAGGCCAGTATAAAGGTTAACACAGATTACAGTTTATGTGCCAATATTGACTGCAAAACTGCTTGCTGCTACTGTATTAATTATAACCGATGTGGTACTTATGTTGTAAATGGTACAACAGTACTTTATGATTGTCTGAATAATCCATTAATTACTAATTGTTGGTCAAGTAGCAACTATACACCAAATCAAGGTTATTCAGATAATAATGTTATTTGTGTTATACCTGCACAAAGCGTTTGTATAACAAATCCTGCTGTATATATGACAACTTGCTATAGTATTGCAAATAGTGCATACCAACAGCAGGTTTGCACCTTGTATTGCTATTCTGGTGGTAAATATTTTGTTTGTGGTAATAGCTATGGTAGCTGTGCACTTACTGTTAACACCAGAATTCAAGAAAATTGCCTTGCTTTAGTTGGTAGTGTTGGAGTAACAGAAATTGGTAGCTGTGGCTTGCAATCAGTATTTAATACCACCAACTATTTTAGATATGACCCTACAAGCTGTACCAGTACTGCTTATGGTTGTCTTGCATCTTGTGGTACTTGTACAACCCTTTGCACAACTGGTACATTAATATGCGGTACAAATACACAATTAACAAATTGTTGCACCTGTGTTAATAGTTCTTGCTGTATAGCAATGACCAGTTGTAATATTTACTTAACACCAATTACCAATACAGGCAGTGTTATTGTGTGTGCAAACCAAAATAGTGGTAATGGTTTAATGTGTATTCAAAATACAACATTATCAAATAATACACCAGCACTTAGTTTACAAGCAGGTTGTGCAACACAAACAACTTTATGCCATATTTTTGTAAAATTTTATAATAATACACCTTCTGTAGTTGGCTGTATTATTAATAATGCTGGTACAATGCAATTTGTAAGCACTTCTGATTGTCGTTATAAATGCTGTATTCAATCAACAAGTATAAGTGCATTAGATACTTTGAATAGTTTGCAAGTAAGTAATTATGTCTGGACAGGTGACACAACCAACACCAACCAAATAGGATTTATTGCACAACAAGCACAGCCTTTGAACATCTGTAAATTTGTAAATTATGATGAAGAAGCAGATAAATATGGTATTACTGATACTGCACTAATTCCTTACTTGGTAAAGGGTTTGCAAGAACTTACTTGCTGTATAATTGACCTGAAGACCTGCTTAAATAATATCAGTAAATAATGACTAAAAATTAAATAATCTGATTTTGGATTTTGTATTTATATGAAAAGAATATCTATGTTACTTGAAACACTTATTAATAATATCCGTGAACATCTACCAGTTATTGGTGGTGCATTAGGCACAATATTTACAACACAATTAGAAAACGCAATGATTTATGCAGCCTGTGGTGCTGTTATAGGTTACTTGATAAAAATAAGCTGTGAATGGCTTGGACAACATATAAGAAGTAGAAAAGCATTTGCAAAGTTTTTTGCCAAGGTTGATAAAATAAAAAATAGTTAATATGACCTTTTTACAATTCGTAGTTAATCTTTTCCTTGCCGACAGTGGACTAAGTAGTAAACGTGTTTTGTCGTATATCGTAGCCTTGGTACTATTGGTGTATATTTTCTTTCACCCTGTGGTACAGATAGTCTTTATTTTGGCTTCACTGGTGGCAACCCTTCAGGGTTTAACACTTTTCCAAGGCAAGCAAGAACCTGCAACCCCTGTTAAAGGTTTTCAGCAAGAATAGTTATATTTACCAATAACTGCTGCAAAGCATAGGCAAACAAAAAACTGTACTAAATTCTGTACTAAACATAGATTATAGCCTATATTATGTTTAATATCAATTACTTATAAAATTGAAATTAGTTGTATGACAATTATTTTAAACTGCTAAGTGCTTGACTGATTGCACTTATTTTTTGTACTACTTTTGTCAAAATACAGGTTTTTTGTACTACAAATTGGCTGAAATGTACTATACTTGTGGCATACAAATACACCACAAAAAAACTGTACTAAAATGGAAACAAACCCAAGTAATGTAGCCACGAATTTAAAGGTAATTGCACACCTCAAAGGTAATAAACTTGCATTCAAAAAAATCATCTTGGCAAAGCAACCAACTAAAGAAGGTCTTTGTAAAGTCTATGTGCAAATTCGTGTAAAGTCTGAAAAAATACGTTTTGGCAATAAACCAATACCACCAGCCAGAATACCTACAGATATTTTTTGTCTTCCAAAAGATTGGAGCAAAGCCAGTGAAAGTATTAAAGCCACAGACAAGGACTATATTAATAAAAACACAGCAATAAATGTTGTAAAGAATGAAGTAGAGACATTTTTCTTGAATCAAAGCCAGCAAAGAACCCTGCCAGATTTTAAAAGATATGACCAACTTAAGAAACTTATACCAGAAGAAAAACAGATAAGACCAGATTTAGTAGACTACTGCCAGCAGTATATAGATTACCGTATCAGTGGTGGAACTACAGCTATAGGTACTATTACCAACTTCAAGAACCTTAAGAACCGCTTGCAGGGTTTTCAAACAGCCAGTAGTAAAAGGTATTTCTTTGAAGATATAAACACTGTCTTTGCTGATAATTTCCGGCAGTACCTTTTTGATGCTGACTTAGCTAAGAATACCATATTTGCCAGTTTTGAACTACTAATAGTATTCTTAAATCATTTCTATGCCAGACGTGCAGAATTAGGTATAAGCCTTAGTGACCAATTCAAGCAGAAAGGCTGGAAAGGTGTAAAGAAATCCTTTACCAAGCCAAACCCATTGAATGCCTTGGAAATACAAGCACTGTTAAAATATAAGCCAACAAATGACCAGCAGCCATACTATGACTTAATGATACTGCAAATACATACAGCATTACGTTTTAGTGATGTAACCAGACTTACTAAGAATATGGTAGATAATGATTTCTTAGTAATTAGTCCACAGAAGACACAGCACACAAAACCAGACAATGAAATAGAAATACCACTGCTGCCAGTTTGCAAGAACATCTTGAAAAAGTATAAGTTTGATACCTTACACCTTAATATAAAGAAAGGCACATACAATACCAAGATAAAAGAAATAAGTGCAGCAGCCTTTGCAAAAGCCAAATTAGAAGAAATACAAGTAACCAAGAAGCCAACCAATAAGACAGCAGTAGAAAGTACTGAAGTTAAAAGCAAGCTGCTTACAAGCCATAATTTAAGAGATACGGCACTAAGTATGATGGTAATTAATAAGGTGGATTTTCACACCATACTAAGCATAGCAGGGCAAAGCAGTTATGAAATTTTGAAGCTGTACGTAAAGACAGATAGAAAATACAGGTATGAAGAAATACGTAGAACCTATGCAAGTGTATAAAAGTCAAAAATAAATATCTTCTATAAGCCTGTAGTATTAAGCACTACAGGTTTTTTTTATGCTATGATGTAACCTTTTGGCGGTTTTGGCGTATAATCAAAAGTAAAGCACCAGTAACCACTAATACTACAAGACAATGGAAAAAGTTAAAAGAACATCTTACGATATTTCCGGAACTAAACAAACAACCTACAAGACAGAAGCAGGTGCAATAAGCCTATTAAAACAAATGCAAAAAATAGTTGGTGGAAATATTTTAACATTTCCTGCTGGTGGTAAAATGGGTGGTAATACTTACTTGACAATGCAAAGGGAAGATTCTGTGTTTACTTATTGGAAAAATAATCGTGGTACTTATTCAATGGATTTTTTTATAGATTTATAAAAAATTATAAAAAAGTTGATGCATTAGAACCACCAAATTTTAATTATCTACAAGGGGTTGATATAAATATATCACCCTTTTTTATTTGGATTTCTGAAATAAGTAAATGTAGTACTGTTCATTTATTGTAGCAGTACCAAAGCTGTTAATTAATTTATAGTGATGGTTTACCAAGTAATTCAATACAAAAACATCACTAATAAACTTGGGTACTTTATTTTCATAAATTTCCGCCAGTAGTGCCTTTGTTTTATCCTTGTCATTACCTTGACCAAAGTCAAAGCTGTAAAACTGCTGCATAGTTGTATTGGTAAGGGTGAACTTCATATAACTAACAGTATCTTTTTGTTGTTGTCCAAAGGTGGTTAGTGTGCAAAGCACAAGTGCTACAATAATTAATAATTTTTTCATTTGTTTTTTATTTAAAGGTAATTATTTTAATTTAAAAAATGCAGAGGCTTTTAACCCCTGCATTCTGTACTTGGTTGGATGGCCAAGCACACATAAAAACTTATAAAAATGGTTTCTTTTACCCATATAAATACACCGGAATTTTCCATTTTCCATTTTTAGACAATATTTATTTTATGCTAATTCTCCCATATAATGTTTACGCTTATCACCAAAATGGAAAAACTTCCAAATATTCATTTTTTTACTATCAATATTAATATAACCTTTATCATAATAATATTTATAGACTGCATCATAGTGGTGTGGAAATTCAGCAAGATAATTTTCATAATTCCCGCTGCCATTACTTCTAAAATGCTTAATTATTTCCTTGTAGTTTTCTATGTTGGCTTCTGGTAATACTTCGTCTGGATATTCTACTATTACCCATTCTGGTTTATCTTCTATTGGCGCAGCTTCTAAGTTAGGTGTAACATTTTGTTTCAAGTATCTATTTGAAGCAAATTTACTACTATATTCAATATAACCACCTTCTACTAATGCTGCTATACTTCTATTAATAGTAACACGGCACTTGCCAAGGTCTGCTGCTATTTGCTTCTGATTTTTACTGAGGTTTGCCGGAGTATTAATAAAGTAATTTAACACCAGCAAGCCTGTCTTTGTTAGCTTGGCGTTTAGTTCTTGATACCTATTGTTAAATTCTACTGCTGTCATTTTCTTCCTTCTTTTCTTCTAAATACACCGGAATTTTCCATTTTCCATTTTTAATCAAACTTTATTTTACGTACAAAGATAGTACACCTATATTATATATACAAGCCTACTTTGTCAACATCTACAGGGCAGTACAGCAACATCTACTAAGTATTATTTAACATTATTATTCATAATTATAATATTTAATTACACCTGAAAAGGTATTATAATACTATTAACTGGCTTTCGTAGCATTTTAATATTATATAATAGGGTTTTCGTAGCATTATTTTACAGAACATTTAATACGAATAAATTATACGTAATATTATTATAGCCTCTTGAAAGTCTTTACTGTCTTGCTATTGGTGATGTTGATAAACAAATGTACATTATTAATGAATTCTTTGGAATTTTGCGAAAGTCTGGTGTATTTATAATCGTAGTAAAATAAAACTACAGAAAAATATGAAAACAATGGAAGCAAGATTATTAAAATGGAAACGCAGAGCAAACCATATATTAGGTATCAATAATTTAAAAATTTGTGGTAGGTATGGTAATGCATTGAACGAGGATTGGACATTTGAATATAATGATACTATTGATACTTGGGGTACTTGTAACTATAATATACAGCAAATACAGATGACAACCTATGCTGTTGAAGTACTAAAAAATAGTATGATTGAAGATATAATATGCCACGAAGTTGCGCACGCATTACTTAGACCAGAACCATTTACCAATATATTACGCAATGCTTTGGGTGAAATTGAAGATGAACACGGTAAACTATTCCAAGAAACATTTAAAGAAGTTAAAGTAAAAGCCAAATTATAAAGCATGGGTGCAAGGTCTTAGTGTAATTCAAACCTTGCTACCATTTACCAGAATTGCACAACATAACAATATTTAAAATTTAAGAAGATGTTTGACAAGAAACCCAAAAAAATTGCAATGTCGTTTAGACCGACAGAACAACAAGAAAAACAAATTAGAACTATTGCAGAAGCCTATGAAGTTAGCATAACTGATGTAATAGTAGAATTGCTTACCACAGATAATACCTTAGATGGTATGACAGCTATGGTAAAGGCAATAGAAAGTAAAAATGGTATTGAATTTTTCAATGCTTGGACAGAAAAAAATAACAGCGATAGTATTAACAGTAAATAAAATGGCACAGCGCAAAGTAATATATGATAAGGTACAGTTAAAAGAAATAAAGTTCAACCAAGTACCAGCGAAGCAAATCTTGAACTTAGATTTAAAACCACTTGAACAGCTTATATTAATCAATTTCTTCTGTAATAAAGAAGGTGCAGATGGTTACGGACTAAGTATAAGAAGTATTTCAAACAGCTTCTACAGGGAAAAGAATAGAAAAGACGTAAAGACGGCAGTAGACAATATTATTAAATTAGGTTACTTGGAATTGAAAGATGATAACTATCAAGTGATTTTACCTAACATACAAAAGGACTATTTGAAAAATATAACCACTGATAGGAATACTACCCCTGTTAGTTCTGCTAACACTGTTAGTAACACTAACACTGATAGTGTTGCTATCATACCCCCTGTTAGCAATCCTATCACCCCCCTGTTAGCAGAACTATCATACCCTGTTAGCAATCCTATCATAGTAGGTGATAGTGTTGCTAACAGTAATTATATTAACTATACCAAAGAAGAAATTAAAACCTTAAATCAAGACACTAAGGGTTTGGTTTCCTTGGATTCTTTTTTGAATAATGAACAGCCAAAAGAACAGCCAGTAGAAATTGAAGATAAAGATTGTATTGATGACATAACAACCATTATACCAACAACTGTATTGGCTGTTAAAACTGAAGTTAAAACAATGCCAAAGGAAATTGAAACCATAACACCAACAGATAATATTAAGTTCAGTATTTTTTATGATGACTCAATAGAATATCATTACGGATTATCACCTTATCATAAATCCAATCAAATCAAATTAAATAAACTATTCCAACAAATAATAATAGGTAACTATAAATTGAAAAACATTAAACCCCAAACATTTGAAAAGGTCATTGTTATGATTACCGTTAAGAAATTAAATATTCCAGAAGATAATAGAAATAATTATACGCTAAATTATAAGTTCAATACTATTGATATTACTATAGATGATATAATCCAAATGATTGAAAAAATGAGAGTAAATCCTGATGAAGTTGATGAAATAATAAATATGGTTAAATCATAACTCCAAGGAATTGATTTAAGACCATATTACCAAGTCTATTTTAATGGCTATACCAACATAAGGTGTAGCCATTATTATTTAACCTAAGTCTTGTAATTGATTCTACAAGCACAACCCCAAGTAATAACCTATAGCCAAAATCCTGGCAACCGGCATAAAGTAATACTTTTATAAAAAATTATAATTATTTATAATCCAATACCTTATGTAAAATAAAGTTTGGTTTTTTTATGACTTTTCCAAATATTGATGTATTTATTTTAAAACTTATTAAAATGGAAAACCAAAAAAACGAATTTGAATTACAAGAAGAAAGAACACGTGGCCAATTTGTTCAGATGTTCAGACAATACTTCAAGAAGATAGTAAACAAGCCATTATTTTGTAGCCACGATTTAGACGCTACTGGTAATACTGGTCATAGGTATTCAATTGAAATTAAAGAACGTGAATTACTACTTAAAGACATAAGTGGCAATACTTGGATTGAAGATACCAAATTACAGCACTTTGAAGAACTTCTTAAGAATGACCCAAAGTTAATTATACTGTATTTTAACTTCTATCCTGATGGCTATATCAGCTTTGATATTTCAAGTAGGTTTGAGCATTGTAGTAGTGAAGTACTTTATGTATTTCCAGTATGGCTTAAAAGTACAACTATGGGTACTGGTTATATTACTCAAAAATGGGTAGGCAGTCTGCACGCTAATAAAATTGAATACCGTGATAAAATTTACTACAATGGAAAATAATAGACTTTGGAAAACAACAGACCAACAGCTAATAGAAAAATATTATTACTGTTATACCAGTACCACAAGTGCAAGTACAAGACAATCTTGCTTTACCAAGTTGTACCCAAGTTTATTAAACCTTGTTAAGACCTGTATTAAAGCCAACAACCCCAAGTATAATACAGAAGACTTTAGACAAGACATAATTATTCACGTCTACCAACACCTTCTGCCAAGACTTAAACAACCCAAATTACAGGCAGCACAGCAGTACTTGTACCTTGGCATTAAAAACCATTTTATTACGAAAGTCATTCACGAAGAAATGCTTAAACGCAATATACCAGTAGATATTAATTACCAAAATTACAGCTATGGTAAAGACATTTATGGTTACAGCGACAACCATAATTACAAGTATGCCGACACAAACCAAGACCAAAATATTTACTTAGATAGTAGTGAAACAGCAGACAAAACAATACTTCAAGAAGAAATACGTGAAAAAATAATTGAAGAAATAGACAGAAAAATGTTAGAACAAAAAATCCTGAATAAATCCAAGACTATTTTTTTAGTGCTTTTAAGGCAGTACTTAATAGATAATGATTTTGTAGAAAGCGGATTTAACAAGTATTTTATGGAAAAAACAGGTTATAGTTTACTTCAATACCGAGCAATTGCAAGTCAATTGAATATACGTACAACTATTTTTAATGTTGAATAAGACTTTTCAAGTAATCAGTAGTATTTATAATAAACACATAAAACAAAATGGAAAACAGAACAAATTCAGAAATCAAAAAAGAACTAATTGAAAGGCTTAATAAGATTAATGCCGAGCAATTAGAAAGACTACAGAAGCAAGAAATACTTAAGCAAGTTGAACGTGAAAGAAGATACCAATACTGCATAACTATTGATGATACAAAGGATATGATATAAGCATATGATTATTAGTAATGAAGTCATACGAGCAAGAAAAAGGATAATTGAAGTACAGAAGTTCTTAGAACAACTACCAAGCAACATTAATAAGGATAGTTACTATAAGTCTTCAGATATGATAGCATACAGTATGTTTTTAAAGAACTACTTACAGTACATAGAAAGGCAAGTAACAGGCAAAACAGTTAAGTTATTACCAACAGATAAACAACTTAAAAGAAGGCACGAAATTGCTAAGAAGTACAGACAAAGCCAAAAGGGTAAACAAACAAAAAGATTATATGACCAGAAGTACAGAGAGGCACACAGATTAAAACAAACACTATGATTACAACAGACGAATTAAAGAAAGCATTGGCATTGCAATGTTATATAACTAATACATTAGTTAATCTTAAGGCTACAGATACAGGTACATATAATCCTGTTGACCAAACAACTATTATACTGATGCTGAACTACAGCAGGTACATAGAAGACTTCATACATAAGACCATAGATAATACAATACAGCAATGATGAACAGAGCAGTTAATATAAGCATAGCAATAATATTAGTAGTACTTAGTAGTCCTATCTATTTTATTAATAGTATATGCATATACATACTACAGCAAGTAGTACGTGCATTGAAGGCATTAGGTGTAGTAAGTAATAATAAGAATACAATTGCCAAGCCAGACAGCGAAGCCAAGAACAAAAGTTAAGTTGATGTAAGGGGGAATGGGGTGACAAAATAAAATTAAAAACCTCTGAAACCCGCACCATAGTGCCCCTTGAAGAATTTAGTCAGGTGGCGGGGTGAAAAAACAGGTAAAAAAATTAAGTAAATAATAATAAAAAACTATAAAAAATTATAATTATGAAATACATAACAATTAAAGTTGAACCAAGTACAGACGTAGAAGTAGAAGAATTACTGAGCATTGCCAACACAATAAGACCTGCTGTTTTCCAAATGGGTAACCTACTTGCCTATAGCTTGCAGAATCAACAGATTATAAAATCAGATGTACTGATTAATGGACAAGAAATAATTTATAGAATATTTTTTGATGATATGCAACAGAGGCAACAAGCACTTGACAATAATTTTAGTGCAGCACAACAACAAAGCATAACACCAACAGCACAAATAACATTAAGATGAAAAAAATAATCATAAAAACTATTAAGGCAGAACTTGATGCATATGGTGTTGAACCGACAGCACAGCAGCTTGTATTGAATAATATCAGTTTATTCAATGACCTTATAGACGAATACAAAACAGGTTCAAAGCACCAGACATACTTGATATACCAACTTAGTTTACAGATTTTCAAGATGCTTATGGAACTTAAGAAGACCAAAAACATAAATGATGACAGTGATGCATTTACCAAAATGGTTGACAGCATCAGAAAGCAGAAGTTAGAAAAACGCAGTGGACAATCTTAAAATTGCAACACAGTATGCAAATGATATTATCAGTGGTACTATACCTTCTTGCCAGTACGTAAAACAGGCTTGTGAAAGATTTCTACAAGACCTGAAGAACCCCTTGTATTTTTATAACCAAGATGAAGTAGATACCATAATAAATTTTATCAATTCTTTAGACCTGACTGAACAGAAAAAACCTCGAAAATTTTTTCTTGAAAGTTGGCAAACCTTTATAATTGCTAACATCTATGGAATTTACAACAAGGAAAAAAACGTAAAAAAATACAGAAGTGCCTACATAGAATTGGCAAGAAAAAATGGTAAGTCACAGCTTGTAACAGCACTGGCATTATACCACCTTATCTTTGACCAAGATGCACAAATAGTTATTAGTGCAAATTCAAGGGAACAAGCCAAGAATGTAGACTTTAAGAAGGTTAAACAGTTTGCACAACAACTTGACCCCAAAGAAAAACACCTTAAGCAATACTTCAATAAAATTACCTGTGGACTTAATGAACTTATAGTAACCGCAAGTGATGCAAAAAGACTTGATGGCTTGAATGCCAGCTTTGTTTTGATAGATGAACTACACGAAGCCAAGGACAATAGCGTATATAGTGTATTAAAGTCTTCACAGGGTGGCAGGGAAGAACCACTTTTTTTAGCAATTACCACAGCAGGTTTTAGTGTAGAATCTTTTTGTTATCAGTTGCGCACGTATTGTACAGAAATCCTTGATGGTAGTAAAGTTGATGCACAACAGTTTGCACTTATCTACACACTTGATGCAGAAGATAATTATGAAGACCCTGCAAACTGGCTTAAGAGTAATCCAAATTTAAATGTAAGTGTAAACGCAGGTTTTCTTGAAAGTGAAGTAAACAAGGCAGTAAATAACAACAGTGAAAAACAAGCAGTACTTGTAAAGAATTTTAATATTTGGCTTAAGTCAAATGTACTACAAGACTGGATTGAAGAAAAATATATCAAAGCAGCACTACAAAAAATAGATTTAAAGAATCAGGTTTTCCAGGATTTTGATGTCTTCTGTGGTGTGGACTTAGCAAGCGTTTCAGATATTACAGCAGTATCATATATGCTAATTTTAGATGGTATTTTTTATTTCTTTAATGAATATTATCTACCAAATGACAGCAAGAATAATAATATAAACTTGGAGATTTTCAAGACTGCCAGCCAAAACCAAGAACTTAATATAACTTCTGGTAATGTGTGTGATTACGATTTTATATTAAAAAGAATCTTGGAAGTAAACGCAAAGCACCCAATAAATAAATTAAGTTACGACAGGTGGAACAGTACACAGTTTGCTATCAGTGCAACTGATGCAGGTTTAAACCTTGAACCCTTCAGCCAAACAGCAGGTAGTTTAAATAAACCGATAAAGGAATTTGAAAGACTTATTAAGTCCGGTAGAATAGTTATACAGAAGAATAGCATAACACAGTGGATGTTGAATAATGTGCAGCTTGGTATAAACCATATGGGTAATTACAGTATAAGCAAAGCCAGCAAGTCTAAGAAAATAGATGGTGTTGCAGCAATGTTAAATGCACTTGGTATGTACTTAGAAAATCCAAGTAGTGCTATGAATATTTATTAAGAACTTTTTTGTATTTATAAGAAAACCGTGATTATGCCAAATATATTTCAAAGAATATTTAATACTTCAACAAATTCAACAATTGATGTTAATAAAGAAGTAGAACAGCGTGCAGAACTTAGTCAGCAATTCAGTAGTAGTAATCCTATATACGGTACTTTGAACTTCAGCAGCCTTGATACATATACAGTAAGTAAGTCTTTAAAACTAAGTGTAGTTAATCGTAGTGTAAACATTATTGCAGATAGTATTGCAGTTATGCCGATTTTTAATTACAGTAAAAAGGGTAACTGGTGGAATAAGAATGATAACACCCTAAATACTTTATTAAATGTTGCACCAAATGAATTTATGTCAGCCTTTACCTTGAAGAAACAGGCAGTACAAAACCTTTTACTTAATGGTAATGCTTATATAAAAATAGGTAGAGATTCACAAGGACAGGTAAACGAATTAGTACTACTTGACCCCAACACTATAAATGTTATTGCAGTTAATGGTGACATTAAATACGCAATGAACGCAACAAGTTATTATAATCTGCCAGTACAAGATGCACAGGTATTTGATAAAAGTGATATTATTCATATAATGAATTTTAGCTTAAATAATTTTGTTGGTATCAGTACACTTAACTATGCTAACCTTGTGCTTGGAACAGCTTACAGTGCTGAAGTACAAGCCAACAATTATTTTAGTAGCAATGGTATTTTAACTGGTGTTATTAAACCTTCAGCAGGTAACCACCTTACACAAGATAAAGCCAGTAGTGCAAAGAATGCATTCTTGACTAACTTAAATGCAGGTCTTAACAGTGGTGGTAATTCAGTGATAGTATTGGATAGTGGCTTTGATTATCAAAGTATTCAAACATCACCGAAAGACAGTATGCTTATAGAATCACGTGAATACTCAGCCTTACAGGTAGCACAGTTTTTTGGTGTACCACCTTCAAAACTTTTCTTAAGTCCTAAGTCAAGTGCTGGTGGCAATGAAGCAGAACAAATAGAATTTTTAAATAATACTTTACTACCACTGATTGAAAAGATTGAAGCAGAAATAACAAGAAAAATTGTTATGCCAGTGGATTACAGCAGCACCAAGATAAAATTTGATACTACAAATTTACTTAGACTTGATGCAAGTACACAAGCAGACGTATTTACCAAGTACTTTAATCTTGGTGTTTACAGCACAAACGAAATCAGACAGGCATTAGACTGTGATTATCCAGTACCAAGTGGCAACAGGCATTTTGTAAATCAAAATATTCAGCCTTTGGATAATAATTTAAACGACATTAAAGCAGGTACAACCCCTGTAAACAATAATACTATTGCTACCAGTGGTAGTACTAAACAATAAAATATTATGGAAGACAACAATAAAGAATATAGAAACATAGCAGTAGAGTTAAGAAAATCTGACACAGGTGAAGTACTTGGTGTTGCATTAACTACCAACCAGCCATACGAAGTACGAAGCAATAAGGGTAATTTTTATGAACAAATTGCACCTTCTGCACTTCAAGGCTTGATTGAAGACAATGATATTTTTGCTATGATTAATCACAACCCCGATAAGATATTAGCAAGAAGTAATAAGGGTGTTGGAAGTCTTAAACTTAGTAGTGATGGTAATAATCTAAGCTATGGTTTTAAATTAGATAGTAGTCCTGTTCACCAAGAACTTGATGGTTACTTAACACGTGGTGACATTACAGCAAGTAGTTTTGGTTTTGTTGTTGGTGATAAAAACGACAAATGGGAAAAGCGCAGTGATGGACAGTATCTAAGAACTATTAACAAGTTCAGTGCTGTTATAGATGTATCACCTGTTTTCAATGCTGCAAATCCTAACACAGTAGTTAGTAAACGTAGTGTTGATATGCTTGAAGAATTACGTAGCAAGGAATTACTTGAATTAGACGAACAGCAAGCCATAGAAGTTAAAAAGGATAAGGAATTTGAAGCATATATTCAGAACTTCAAGAAGAAAAACTTACCAAACTTTTACAAATAATAAAATGCTTTGTATTTATAAGAAAATAACAAGCAAAAATTTAAATAAATTAATATGACAAAGTTAGAATTGAGAAATCAAATCAGAACCAATGAATTAGAAATAGCAAAAATTTCTGATTTACTTGAAGTTGAAAAACGCAAGGCTTCTGCTGTTGAAAATATAACAATAGAGAACCTTAAAGCAGACAATAAAGAATTACAGAAAGAACTTGAAAAAGTTGAAGTACAGGAAGCAAGAAATGCAACTGTTATTACCAATGGACAAAAAGAAGAAAGATTTTCTTTACTTAAAGCTGTTCGTGAAGTTGCTGAAGGTCGTATGGACTATCTTACACACCCAACTATTAAAGCTGGTATGGAAGAAATGAGAAAATCAGGTTTTGGATATACAGGACAAATAGTATTACCAGTAGGTACAGAAGAAGTTGAAACCCGTACAGGTATTAACGCAGGTACTACTAACTATGGTGCTGAAATTGTTCAGATTACGAAATTCAATCTTTTAGGCGCATTGCGTGCTTGTACAGTATTAGCAGACGCTGGTGCAACCTTCTTAACAGGACTTGTTAACAATGGAAGTACCCCAATTTATGCTGGTAGTTCAGCAGCTTGGGCAAGTGAAACTGGCGCAAGTACAGCAGGTGCAAGTACATTTAGTAAAGTAGATATATCACCAAAAAGAATTACTACTTACATTGATATAAGCAAAAGATTCTTGTTACAAGACAGTATTGGTGCAGAAGCATTATTAGTTGCTGACATTCAGAAAGCAATTATGGTATTACTTGAAGCTACTATTCTTGGAACAGCAGCAGGTACAGCTACACAGCCAGCAGGTGTATTTTATAATACAACTTTTACCGCAGGTGGTACAAATGGTAACCTTATCAGTGGTACAACTACTTGGGCAAATGTCGTAGGTCTTGAATCTTATGTATTAACACAAAACAAACCTATCAATATGGCTACAGCAGCTTATCTTGTACACCCTTCAATCAATGGTGTTATGAAGACCACAGCAAAAGCAAGTAACCAAGCAATTTTCATCAAAGATGTTAATGGTGCAGTTAATGGCTACAAGACTCTTGTAACTTCTAATATGCCTTCATTAGGTTCTTCAACCAAAGCAACTATGTTTGCTGATTTCAGTGACTTAGTTATTGGCCAATGGGGTGGAATTGATTTAACTGTAGACCCATATTCACAAGCAGTAAATGGTAACATCAGAATAATTGCTAATGTTTACTTTGATGCAGCTTGGAGACGTACAGTATCTTATGCACTTGCAGCTTTGAAATAATAGAAACTTAGTGGGTAACCGTTCAAATTCCTTTGAACAATATAAAGAAACCTCGGATATATTTTATCTGAGGTTTTTTGTATTTATAGACAGATAAACTTAATTATTATGTACTACACAACCTTGTCAGCAGTAAAACAGCAACTAAATATAGAACCAACATTTACTACAGATGATAGTTTACTAACAACTATTTTAAATGCCAGTGAAGCAGCAGTAATAAGTTATTGTAACCCCTTTGTTATGGTTACAGGTGGTACACAAAGTGGTATTACTTTGATATTATCCGGTAAAACAATGAATGTTACTATGTCAGGTTATACGTATTCTAAATTCAGTAAAGTTAGTATTGCTGTGGTACAAGGCACATACTTGCTTGCAGCGCACCTTTATGTGAACAGACAAATAGTAAGTTTTGCGCAAGGGGTTGAAATACCATACACACTGAAGTTTTTGCTTGACCCTTATAAGAATTTTTATATAGTATAACTATGCCAATAATTGCCGGAAACCTAAGAAAAACAATATCTATTTTTAGATATTCAGTATTACGTGATGCCTTTGGAGCAACCAAAGACACATATACTAATGTTATGACAATAAAGGCTGGTATTAAAAAAGAAGCTGGCAGCCTTGGTATGAATAATTACGAAATATTCAATTCACAGATTTTTACATTCATTACATACTACAGAACAATTTACACAAATGATAGAATACAGTATAATAACCAAATGTATAAAATTTTGAATATAACTGAAATTGGTTACCGTGAAAGCCTTGAAATTACTGTAGAATTGATTAATGCATAATAATAAAAAATAATAGAAAATAGTAAATATTATGGCAACCTATGATGTAAAAAATACAGGTATTCAATTATTGAATAGTACAGAACTTGGAAAACTTTTTGATGAACTTACACCAGCCATACAGTCACAGATAGTAAAAAAAGGTCTTAGAGACAGTGGTAATATAATCTTGCAACAGGTTAAAGCCAACTTCCAAAGCAGGTATAATTTAAAAGATAATCATTTACTTAAATGCTTTGTGAATCAAGCAATGCAGACAAAAGTAGGTCAAAAGATAGGTGTTAAGGGTGGTGAAAAGGGTTATGATGGTTATATAATTAGGTTCTTGGAATATGGTACAAATGACAGAACACAGAAGAAAAGCAAAAGATTTACCGGAAAACTTAAAGCTGGTCACTTTTTTAGTGATGCAGTTGACAGTACAAAAGACCAAGCAGTAGCAGGTGTACAAGATGCAATAGTAGCCAGCTTTGAAAAGACTGTAGCCAAATATGCTAACAAGAAATAATGCCAACAATTAATTTAAACCGGAAGCCAAGGGTTTATGACAGTAATAATAAAAATGAAATTCATAAACACGTATATAATACACTTAGGTGGAAGAAATTAAGACTACAAAAATTAAGAGAAAATCCATTATGTGAAAAATGCCTGGAACTTGGAAAGCTAACACCAGCGCAGGATGTACACCATATAAAGGAAATAAGTAAGGGTGAAAATATAGAGGAAAAACAAGAACTTGGATTTAATTATGATAACCTTAAAAGTCTATGCCAAGAATGTCACCACAAAATTCATAATAATTTGTATTTATAAGTAAATATTTGAAGTATGATTAATTTAAACCAAGCCATATTTACCCTTATCAGTGGTGCTACTTACACACTGGTAAATAATAGAATTTACCCATTACAAGCACCGGAAAATACGCCATTACCTTTTATTGGTTTTGAAAGAAGTAGTACAGTAAACTGGACACGTGATGCTTGCACTTATGATAGTGTAGTAACCATTTATATACTTAGTGCTGATTATGGCACAGGTATAACCATTGGTGGTAAACTTATTGATGCACTTTCAAGGGTTGGTGGTGTTTATGCAGGTATAAATATAAAAGACATATACCTTACAAGTATTGAAGAAACAGTAACAGACCAGATTTTTACACAGAAACTTGAATTTACAGTACACAGTGTTGTATAAAAAACGCAGTAGATTTTAATGTATTCCAAATCTTTTTGTATTTATAATAAAATAATGAGTAAAATTTAAAAAATATTAATATGAGTCAAACAAGTTGTGTAGTATATGGTGGCCAGATGATGTTATTTGCATCTTCAGGCGCAACAGCAGTAATGCCAATGGCTTTTAGTACAAAAGCTGATTTAAAAATAGACCTTAGTACAAGAAAAACTTCAAGTAAGGATAGTGGTAACTGGGATGAAAATACACCAGCTAAATTTAGTTGGTCTGTAAGTAGTGACCAGCTTTACAATTATGGTACAACAGGTACAACCAATAACTTTAATAAATTATGGGGTTATTTTAACAACCGATGTATTGTAAACGTAGCCTTTGCAAGTGCTGCTGGTTCAGCACCAAACTGGACAAGCTGTACTACTAATAAATTTAGTGGTTGTGGAATTATCACAGCACTTAGTATTAATTCACAAGATGGTGCAGACGTAACATACACAGCCAACATAGTTGGTACTGGTGCTTTGTCATTCGCATAATTTTCTTCTTTTTTTCTGTTTTTTTGTTATGTATTTGGGGTTGTTAGGTTCACACTTAGCAACCCTATTTTTTTTTATTGCTTTTTGTATTTATAGGTAAATACATAACAATATGAATGAATTAAAATTTACCCTTGGTAAAACGGAATACCAAATAAAACAAAGTTTTCGTGCCTTGATGTACTTTGAAGAAATGCAAGGCAAACAATATACTGAAAGTCAAAAAATATCAGACCAGCTTGCTATGATGTATTGCATACTGAAGGCAGCTAATAAGGAAACCTTCAAGTACAGCTTTGATGAATTTATAGACCTTATAGATGACAATCAAGACCAAGTAGAAAAGTTTTTTAACAGCTTGGTAAAGCCAGAACAGCAGAGCAAAAAAAAAGTAAAGAAAATCTAAGTATTAAAACAATCTATGGTATAGTAGTAAGTATGGGTGTACAACCTCAGTACTTTCTTGATACTATGGAAGTCTTTGAACTTGAAGCACTATTAGAACAGTATTACCAACAATATAAAGATAATTGGGAACAGGTAAGACTTATGTGCTATTACACCGCAGCACCTTGGAGTGAACACCTAAAATTAACTGATGTACTTAAGTTTAATTGGGATGATAAAGAAGTACAGCCAAGCAAGGAAGAACGTAACAGGGCAGCAGAAGACCTGCTTAAAATGTTCAGAGAACCTACAGAATACCGTGAATACTTGCCACTGATTTAAAGCAGGGTTTTTTGTATTTATAAGCATAGATAATATTAATTTTTATGGCAAAGTTTGACCTATTAACAACCTTAACACTTAATGCTGCTGGCTTCACAGATGGCATAGACAAAGCCAAAGCAAAGACTAAAGACCTGCAAACCGCAAGTGCAAGTGCTACTGATGGTATAAAATCTGCATTTAATGGACTTACCAAACCCCTTACAGACCAGCTTGGTGGACTTACTAAACTTACACAAGGCTTTGGTGGTGTTGGAAAAGGCATAATGGGTATGCTTCCAAGTTTGGGTGCATTAAAAACTGCAATGCTGGCAATACCATTACTGGCAATTGTTGCAGCATTGGTAAGCCTTGTTACTTGGTTTAGTAAAAGTCAAGAAGGTAGTAATATTTTCACACGTGCAATAAATGCTATAAAAGCAGTGGTACAAACAGTTTTAGGTACACTTAAAATGCTTGGTGAAGCACTTATAAAATTATTCAAGGGTGACTTTGCCGGAGCAGCAGCCAGTGCAAAAGAAGCATTTACAGGTGCTGTTGACAGACTTAAAGAAAACCTTGCAGTTGCAAAGCAGTTAAGTGACTTGATGATAAAAATGAGTAAGGATAACATTACTTATGAATTGAACATAAGCACGCTTAAACGTGATGCCAGTGTATTACAGGAAAAAATGACTGATAAGGAAACTTACAGTGCTGCTGAAAGAATGAAGTTTTTAGATGAATACCGTAAAAAGATGGAAAGCATCAAAGACTTGACAATAGAACATATTAAAGACGAGCAGCAAAAATTTGTACTTGAATCTGGTGGTATTAAGAAGGTACAGCAAAAAAATGATTTGATGAAAGAATATAATTCTTATCAGATTCAAATTAATGCTGCTGAAGCTGAATATACCGATGCAGTGACAAGTACTAATAAGAAACATCACGCAATAACTGGTGAATTACAAGCACAGCTTGACTTAATTAAACAACAGAAAGCAGAAAGTCTTGATGCACTTGATGCAGAACTACAAGCATATATTGATAAAGATAAAAGGCAAATAGAAGCAGATAAAAATTGGTGGAAAGCACAAAATGCAATAGATAAAAGTCAGGGTTTTGGTAAACTTGATACAAGTAGTTTAAAGGCAATACCATTACCAATGCCACCTGAAAAGGAAATGCAAAAAGGTATAGATTATTTTCAAAGAATGATAGATACTATTAATGATGCAAAATTTGTTGCAAAAGAATTTACAGGTGCTTTAGATAGTATTAGTGATGCTTTTATAGCTATGGCTAATGGTGGTAAAGCAAGTTTTAAAGATATGGTAACAAATATGCTTGATGGTATACGTAAAGTAATTATGGGTTTACTTGCACAAGCACTTGCAAACAGTGTTATTAATGCATTAAACCCAAAGAACCCTGCAAACCAAGGTACATTAGGTATTGCAGGTCTTGTTGCTGCTGCTGCTGGTATTACTGTAGTTATGGCTTTGTGGTCTAAACTTCCAAAGTTCAGTACTGGTGGTATAATGGGTGGTAATAGTTATTCTGGTGACCACCAATTAGCAAGGGTAAATGCTGGTGAAATGATATTAAACCAAGGACAGCAACAGAACTTATTTAAATCATTAAATACAGGTGTTGCGGGTGGTGGACAAGTAACTTTTAAAATAGATGGTACAAGCCTTGTTGGTGTACTTTCAAATTATAATAATAGAATAAATAGAATATCTTAATTATGGCTTGGAATAACTTATATTATATGAATTTCAAAAGCCAAGTGGCTAATGATAGCTATCAAGTGCAATTATTTTACACTGGCGCAACAGTTAACACAGAAATACGTGGTGACCAGAACCCCTTTATAGTTGATTATCCTGAAGCAAAAAAATTTGATGCAGTTAGGGCAGCAGGTGCAACACTTAATTTAATCAGTACTACTGATAGACAATTTATGAACCTCTATACAAATGATATGCTGCACTACTTGGTAAAACTTACCAAAAATGGTAGTATGATTTGGACAGGTTACTTAGATTCTGAATTATACAGGGAAAACTTTAATGCAATTAATAATTACCCTGTTAGCTTTACTGCTAATGATGGCTTTGCACTATTGTCACGTATGAACTTTGTAGATGCTGCTGGCAATAGATACACTGGTTTAAAAAGTGAATGGCAAATACTTCAAATAATCTTAAATAGACTTGGCTTGCCTTGGAATTACATATACGTAGGTCTTAGTACTACTGCTGCTAATCTTCCAACCATTGCAAGTAATACTATTTTACATATGTCCAATAGAATATGTGAAAATTTTTATGATGAAGATGGTGTACCACAAACACTGAGAAAAGTACTTGAAGCAATACTTCAACCATATGGTGCAAGCATTGTACAAGACCAAGGTAGCTTGTTTATCTATGATTTTAACACCCTCTTAACATCACCAGCAAGTTTTAAGAAGTTCAACAGTAGTACATATGCTTATATCAGTACTGATAGCATTACCACTAACCTTGGTGACTTAAGTACCATTAAATTCTTTACAGATAATCAACAGCTTGAAATATTACCGAGTATTAACAAAGAAGTTATTAAGTATAGTGCTTACAATATGAATACCCTTAATAATTTCAGTGCAAGTAGTTCAGATTTCAGCAGCCAAACAGGTAGGTTAACAACTGTTGCAGATGCACAGTATGGCTGGACAGAATATAATTATAACCAAAGCAAAACTGCTAATTATGGTGGCATTGGCTTCTTTGCGCTGATGAAAGGCACAGGTAGTACTAATACTTCAAGTAGTGCTTATTATATGAAGTACTTGGCAACAGGTACAAACTTTGCCACAAGTTCTTTGAACTTTAAAGTAAAACCTTTTATTATGTCCAATAGCATTAGTATAAATAATTGTTATTGGATAAAGATAAGCTGTAAGGCTTATTTCAGAACAAAGACAAGGGAAGCAGACCCAACAGAAAACCCAAACCCAAACATTAAATATGCAGCATTATACTTGCTTCTTAGAAGTGGTAATAATCAAACTTGGGGTAACTTTATGTGGACAGCTTCAGCAAGTACCCTTACAAATTTAAATACATTTAAACTTACGTATTATGATGATAACACATTTGCAAATCCAATAAGTGACCAGTGGATTTACAACAAGGCATACTTTAGTACAAGTAAAAAATACGTAGATTTTCAGCTAATGCCTTTGAATACTTGGCTTAACAGTCCTTTGCAAGTATTACTTACAGGTGCATATGTCTTCAGTGATAAAGATATTGGTGGCACAGATTATAGTGCAGCAGTAAAAGACATACGTATAAGTGATTTAAAACTTGAAATAAGTGATAACCTTGGCAACAGCATAGCAACAACCGATGTAGAATATACAGGTTATCTTGACCCCAAGGCTAAGAATGATGGGCAAACCATTACACTTTTAAACGGTACTAATACTACTGGTTTTCCAAGTCAGTATGGTAGTATAAGTGATGGTATGTACCCTGTGCCAAACTGGACACGTAATGGCAACACAGCAACTATTGAACAACTTCTATTAAATTCTTACTTAAGTAATTATCAGAACCCAACAGTAAAGCTAACAGCAGATGTAAACTTAGTACCAAGTTATCTTGGTTACCTGACATACAACACTTACCTAAGTGGCAAAAAATTAGTACCAATGGCAATTAGTATTAATTATGCCGATAACAGCAATACCCTTACAATGGTAGAAAGTCTTGCAGATAACTTACCCTTTAATTTTTTATAACATATGAATACAGTTAACACATATAATATAGCAGTACCAAGCATTGCAAGAAATGCCAGGATTTATTCAAATGTTGGTGGTATAACCTTTGCTGGTGGTGCAGGTGGAACAACCCCTGTAATTACTACTAATTATTTAGCACTTACAGGTACTACACAAAATGTTTGCAGTAATGTAGTCTTTGTTGGTAATGTCTGTGCTACCAGTATTTGCAGTGGTAATATTACCCTATTATCTGGTGCAAGTAGAACAATAACCTTACCAAATACCTGTGGACAGCAATACAATATAAGTATTATTGGCCAGCCAAGAAACTTTGTTTACGCTGGTAATAGCTGTGCAGGTGATGTATGTGTAATTGCTGGTACAGCTACTGTTGGCACTGCAATGTGCGGTGGTGATACATATATAATTGGTGGTTATGCTTGTGGTGCTGCTGGTACTGCTGCAACTGGTGGTGATGTTGTAATTTGTGGTGGTAATGCTAATCTTGTAAGCGGTGCAGGTGGTACAACTGGTGGTAATATTTTTATTAAAGGTGGTGTTGGTACTAATGCTGGTGGTACTTGTAATTGTGGCTGTGTGGCACTGCACTTTGGAGCAACAAAGGTTTTAGAAACTAATACAGCAGGTGTTTGTGTAACTGGTGTTGTTATTGAAAATGGTACTTGTTTAGCAAGTAAATATGTAAATATTGTTGCAACCCCAACTGCAAAAGATGTTGCAATGTGGTGTAGTGCAACTTGTGCTGCTGGCAGTACTTGGGTACTTGATACTACTTATGGTATTTATCCAAAAACTAATGGTACTGCTTGTACTAACCTTGGAGGTACAAGTAATAGGCTTATATGTGGTTTCTTCACTGGTTTAAATGCAGGTACAGCATTACTTAGTGGTTGTCTTTGCACAGATACACAAGTATCAAATAGTATTGCATATACATCAGGATGGCTTGGCAATGGCTACAAGCTATGGAAAGACGCAAGCAATAATTACAACC